AACTGCTAGAGGGTCTACACAAGGGTGAGGCAGAGGTTCTGTGTCTGATGAAGGACAGGGCTCTTGGAAAGCGTTGGAAGATCACTAAGCAGTGTGTGGAGGAAGCATTCCCCTCTATTCAGTGGGGAGGACGTTCCTGATGGGGAAGGGAGTAAATATTATTCATGCAAATTGTGATCCCGAACTAGCACAGGATAGATCCTTACCACACACTGCTTATTTGATTGAGTTTGATGATGGCAAAGGCGTTGTGTATGACATCGCAGTTGCTTCTAAGCGTGTTGATATTTTTGATTACTACTGGGATAAATATCGCAATGTAATTAGTATGAGACAAACAGAGGGGAGAACTAATCCTAAACTCTGGCAAGACCCTAAAAAGAAAAAGAAATGAGCGGAAGTCAAACAGGTAACTGGTGTATTTTTTACCGTAAGTTATCGGAACCAACTGTATGGCATACTATGAAGCTTTGGAGAAGCGATGGTGTGCTTGTGTCTGCAAAGACTTATGACGATGTTTATAAGTTTAGTAGATATAAAGAAGCGTTTGACTTCGCTAAAAATCTTATCACTGAAGAACCATCCCCAAAGTATGACGCACAAGTAAAACGTGTATGTCGCACTGGAAAGGCGGGGTTCTACCTATCAGGTAACTAAGATGTATCAAATGTTACAGTTGACAGAGCATACATAGTTATGGTATAATAACCACACGTTCATCCCGCTCTCGGGTGGGACGCAAGTAAGTCGCGGAACGGAGCGTTCATCCTATGTTATCATTGGCTTTAATCTTCTTTAGTCATGTCCCACCTGAAGATTTTCTTCGGTGTGAAGACTATCGCTGGTTGAAGGAAGGAATTGAGACCACAACTCTCTTCACTCCTGCTGAAAAGTTTGATATCACCCTTCACTGGATGAATCATACTGACCCAGCATGTTTTGATAACTAGGACGCACACGACTGAAGGAACGGGTTTTAATTAACCTTAGTATTTCAGGAGACAAACTCATGAACACCCTATCTCTCATCAAAAACCAGATCAAAAAGCAAGCAGCTCTTCGTGATGCTCAGATTGCGATGACCACCTATCGTGGTATTCGCTATGAGTGTCAGCAAGGCAGCGAAGAAGTACATGGTACTTTCTGCTATCGCGGTCATACTTATAACAAGTGATATGGAGAACTATCGATATCATACAAAAGATATGGATAGTGATAGCAGACCACCCAGTTGTTATCAACTCAAATATAGAGGAGTAACATACTGGTCCTGTTATCGGATGCACTTACACGAATACTTCGAGGGACTACTTAAAGTAGAACCAAGTAATAGGAGGGGTTGATCCCCTCCTTTTTTTATGCTATAATCCTGACACATGTTAGAATAAATACATGGATAAAGAGAGACTAAAACTCATCGTCAAGAACCTCAAGTCTCTGGTAGATGCACTAGAGAGTGAGGTTTATTCCGACACCGATGCTTACAAGATTCAATTGCAGCAAGGTGGTCCGCAATTTGGATTCAATTACAATGACGGAGACGACGATGGATACCCAGACTGACTGGCGATACAGCGATGAACGTATGGTTCTTCGCGCAGAAGTATTCCTCAAATTGAAAAAGTATTTCAAGTTGAAAACTACCAAGCACCTGTATGAGTTCTGCCACGATTGGGTATCCCAAGGCAATCAAACCACAGAGGGTGCTGAAGAGGCATTCCTCCAATACTTACAGGAGGTAAAACTTTAATGAGATTTAAAGACACTATCAAAGCAGCAAAGAAAGCGATTAAGCTTGCGGAAGAGAACCCAATGCTGTATACTAATGAAGAGATCTGGTACATGAAGAAAGCACTTCATACTGCCAAGAAAGATCTAGCAGCAAAACGTGAACGACTTAGTAAAGGATTTAAGAATGAAGCAACAACATGGGTCAGTGCGCCTGGTACAAGTGACTCCCGAAGCGGAGAAGACGATGGGGTACGTAGCGAGAGTCTCGAACCCCAACAATCAGGAGAATCCTAACGTCGCTGGTCTCCTGAAGTATTGTATCAAGCACAACCACTGGTCTGTGTTTGAGCAAGCATTCATGACGCTTGAGATTGAAACAAACCGTGGTATCGCAGCTCAAATTTTGCGTCATCGTTCGTTCACATTTCAAGAATTTTCCCAGCGGTATGCTGACAGTTCTATGCTGGCAGATGAGATCCCTTTGTTTGATCTTCGCCGTCAAGATACAAAGAATCGTCAGAATAGTATTGATGATGTTGATGCTTTCACTAAGCAAGAACTTGAGATTACTATTCAGCGACACTTCCAGAGTGCCATGGATATCTACAAGCAAATGCTTGACCTTGGTATTGCTAAAGAGTGTGCCCGTTTCGTGCTCCCTCTGGCAACTCCTACTCGCATCTACATGTCGGGATCTGTGCGTTCTTGGATGCACTATATAGATCTACGCAGCGCCCATGGAACCCAGAAGGAACACATGAACATCGCTGCTCAGTGTAAGGAAATCTTCGCTGAACAATTCCCTATTTGTGCTGAAGCATTGGAGTGGAACTGATGGCAACATACCCTGTAATCAATACTAAAACTGGTGAACAAAAGGACGTTGTGCTCAGCGTCCATGATTGGGATCAGTGGAAGACTGATAATCCAGACTGGACAAGAGACTGGAGTGATCCATCTACTTGTCCTTCCTCTGGTGAGGTTGGTGAATGGCAAGACAAGATGAGCAGAACTCATCCTGGGTTCCATGACATCATGAAGAACAAGATTGCTCCTCAGGCAGCAGTCAAAGGAAACAAAACTATTACCGACAAGTATCGTTAATCATATGCCAGTAAGAAAGAAGACACAGAAGGCACCTGGACAAGGCATGACTTCTAAGCAACGTAAGCGTCGCAAGCCTATTGATGAAGCTTACATGATCCCCATCGAACCACTTACTGAAAATCAGAAGTTGATGTTTGATGAGTGGGACAAAGGTAAGATGATCTATGCCTATGGTGTAGCAGGAACTGGTAAGACATTTGTTGCTCTCTATAAGGCACTCAAGGATGTGCTCAATGAGTATAGTCCTTATGAGAAAGTTTATATTGTTCGCTCTCTAGTTGCTACGAGGGAGATTGGTTTCCTTCCTGGTGACCACGAGGACAAGTCTTCTCTCTATCAGATACCATACAAGAACATGGTTCAGTCCATGTTTGAGATGCCTGATGACAATAGTTTTGAGATGCTCTATGATAATCTCAAGGCACAGGAAACTGTTTCTTTCTGGTCTACTAGTTTCATTCGTGGCACCACTCTTGACAATTGCATTGTTATCATTGACGAGTGTCAGAACCTGAACTTCCACGAACTGGATAGTATCATCACTCGTGTTGGACAGGATAGTAAGATCATCTTCTGTGGTGATGCTGCTCAGACTGACCTCCAAAAGATCAGTGAGCGTTCAGGTATTCTAGACTTCCAACGCATCCTACAGAACATGGATGAGTTCTCGCTGGTTGAATTCGGTATTGAGGACATCGTTCGTTCTGGTCTTGTCAAGTCTTATATCATCAACAAAATCAATCTGGGTCTATGAAGTTGTTTAATCATGTGGGACTAGATCCTATTGAAATGTCTGCTGAGATGGTGGATGGCAAACGAGTTTACCTCACACCTACAGGAGATAAATTTCCATCTGTCACCACTGTGATTAGCAACAACAAAGAGAAGGTAGCGGGCATCGCCAGATGGCGAGCTCGCATTGGTGAGGAGAAAGCAAACAACATCTCCAAACGATCTACTAATAGAGGGACAAAGTATCACTCCATTGTTGAGGATTACTTTAATAACAATCTTGATCTGAAAAAGTATAGTAAGTTCCCGCTTCCTGTCCTAATGTTCCAGCATTCTAGGGATATTTTGGACCGCATAAATAATATTTACTTACAGGAAGCGGCGCTCTACTCTAAACATTTGGAGTTAGCAGGGCGTGTCGATTGTATCGCTGAGTTCGATGGCGTGTTGTCTATTATTGATTTTAAGACTGCAGCAGAACCCAAGCGTGAAAAATATCTTTACGACTACTTCGTTCAGGAAACTGCATACGCTTGTATGCTTCAAGAAAATTATGGGTTGAGTGTAAAGCAACTCGTAACTATCGTTGCATGTGAAAACGGAGAGACTCAAGTCAAGGTGCTTCCACCTAAGAAAGAATTCTTTATGAAACTAATGAGTTACATCCACGAATACAAGGAACGGTATGGAGAAAAAACAATTATTAGAGGATAAATTTATGACAGCTGCGAGGTTCTCGCAGGAAGTGGAGAAGATTGCATTACACAATCCAGATATGAATTATATTGATTCGGTTATCCACTACTGTGAGATGAATGAAATTGAACTAGATAGTGTTAACAAGTTGATCAGCAAACCTCTAAAGGAAAAACTCCGTCATGAGGCACAGCAACTTAACTTTATGAAAAAGACCAGTCGTGCAAAGTTGATGCTAGTATGAGCTTCTTTCAATCTGAATTAGTCCGAGGTGACATCCAAGAGATGATGACCCTCCAGCAGTTCTGCTTTAGATCTGCTATGAATTTTGTTCTTCTCGATGACGAGAGGAAGATGGAATACTTTGAGAAACTCTCAGAACTAATTGACAAGCAGAAGACTTTCTACTTCCGCATTAAGTTAAGTGACGATCCCGAGGCAGTCTCTGTACTGGAGACCATGAAGCAGGGTATTATTATGCTTGGCGCAACGCCAGGAACAACTGTAGAGCAAATGTTTGACGAACTCACTGAGCGAGTCCAACAGATGAAGAGACAGTTGGAAAGTGGCACAGGGGATTGACGCCCGACCCTGTGCCCGTGTATAATGACTGAGTGATAGGGCATCACAAAAACCAAATCCAAACTAATCCGAGAAAATCCTATGTCTTTCGCAGATCTGAAGCGTAAATCCCAGAACAACTTCTCCTTCCTCCAAAAGGAACTGGAGAAATCATCCAGCGGTAAGAACGTTGATGAACGCTTCTGGAAACCAGAGGTTGACGCTTCTGGCAACGGGTACGCAGTTATCCGTTTCCTCCCCGCCCCTGAAGGTGAGACCATCCCCTGGGCGAAGGTGTATTCCCACGCCTTCCAAGGTCCTGGTGGTTGGTACATCGAAAACTCCCTGACCACTCTCAACGAGAAGGATCCCGTTGGTGAAGTCAACCGCCGTCTCTGGAACAGCGGTAGTGATGAAGACAAAGAGACTGCTCGTAAGCAGAAGCGTAAGCTCCAGTATTACAGCAACATCCTTGTCGTGAAGGATCCTAAGCACCCTGAGAACGAGGGTAAGGTGTTCCTCTACAAGTATGGCAAGAAGATCCATGATAAGATCCTCGCTGCCATGCAACCTGAGTTTCAGGACGAGCAACCCGTGAACGTGTTTGATCTTTGGGAAGGTGCTAACTTCAAACTGAAGATCAAGAAGGTCGCAGGTTATTGGAACTACGATAGTTCTGAGTTTGATTCTGTCTCTGCTCTCAGCGCAGACGATGATGAACTGGAGACCATCTGGAAGTCTGAGAACTCTCTTGAGGCGTTCACTTCTAAGGATCAGTTCAAGTCCT